GGTGAAGTAAATTATAGATTTTTGAGGATGACATAAAATGCCTTTAACAAAAATAGCTTTTGCACCTGGTATTGATAAACAAGATACAGAATATGGTGCTGCTGGACGTTGGACAGATTCTGATTTTGTAAGATTTAGATATGGATTACCTGAGAAAATAGGTGGTTGGATTTATCTAGTAACGGATACTTTAATCGGCGTTGCAAGAGATATGCACGCTTGGACGGATTTAGATGGTGTTAGATACACGGCCATCGGAACAGATAGAAAATTATATGTTTACACCGAAGGTGTTGTTTATGATATCACTCCTGTCAGAAGAACCAGTGGCACGCTTACAAATCCTTTCGCAACAGTTAATAATAGTGCCACTGTGACTGTTACCGATGCAGGACACGGTGCTGAAGTTGGTGATTTTGTAACTTTTTCTGATAGTACAACAAGCAACGTTGTTAATAATTTAGAAATGAATGCAGAGTTTCAAATTACAAGTGTTCCTACTGCCAACACATACACAATAACTTATACAAACTCATCAGGAACTAGCACTTTAGCGGATGCTACAGGTAACGGAGGCGGGAGCGTTACAGCAACTTATCAAATTAGTGTTGGAACAGCAGTATCTCAATACGGTTATGGTTGGGGTACTTATCAATGGGGTAAAGAAACATGGGGCACCGCTCGTTCTACATCAAACGTTACTATTGAAGGACGTAATTGGTCTTTTGATAATTTTGGTGAGGATTTATTAGCAACAGTTAATAATGGAAAAACTTTTAGATGGGACACCTCTGCTGGAACAGGCACACCAGCAGCTGTCGTAACAAACGCTCCAACTGTTTCTAGATTTAATCTGGTATCTATGCCTGATAGACACACTTTTTTATTTGGAACCGAAACAACAATAGGTTCAGGAACATCACAAGATGCATTATTTTTAAGGTTTTCATCTCAAGAAAGTTTTAGTGATTGGACTCCAAGTTCAGACAACACAGCAGGTTCTTTTCGTATTCAAGACGGATCAAAAATAATTACAGCGGTGAGATCTCGTAACGCTGTTTTAGTTTGGACGGACACTTCTTTAAATGCTTTACAATTTGTAGGAGCTCCTTTTACGTTTAATTTAACACAAATAGGTGCAAACTGCGGCGCCGTATCATTACACTGTGCTGTTGATGTAAATGGAACTGCTTTTTGGATGTCACAAAATTCTTTTTACAAATTTGATGGTGCTATTTCTAAAATGCCTTGTTCTGTTCAAGATTATGTCTTTGAAGATTTTAGTATAACTAATCAACCTGAAACATATGCAGCTGTTAATTCAGAGTTTAACGAAGTTACATGGTTTTACACATCTAATAGTGCCACACAAATAGACAGATTTGTTACATATAATTATTTAGAAGATTGTTGGGCCACGGGTTCTTTAGCAAGAACTACCTGGCAAGATTATGGTGTGTATCAAAAACCATATGCTAGTGAGTATTCAACCACGGGCATCGGAACAACGCCCGCTGCTTTTGGTGTTACTGCAGGAGCAACAACTTTATATCAACATGAGACAGGAACAGACAATGTAACGTCAGGAATACCTGCTTTTATAGAGTCAGGAGATTTTGATATAGCGGACGGTCAACCTTTTTTGCACATAGGAAGAGGTATACCAAACTTTAAAGATTTAACAGGATCTGTGGATATGAAATTAAATTTTAAATCATATCCAAGTTCTTCTGTTTCTACTTCTGCAACCAGAACAATTACTTCTACTACAGAAAAATTTGATTTACGAGGAAGAGGTAGACAAGCAAATATTCGTATTGAAAGTAATGCTGCAGGCGATAACTGGAGATATGGAACTTTAAGATTAGACGTACAACCAGATGGAGGTAGATAATGGCAAAAATAACAACAACAAGATTTCCTCAAGCAACACCTGAGTATCAACCAAATATAATAGATATATTAACAAGATTGTTAGAGCAAATTGTGCAACAATTAAATTTTGGTTATCAACAAGATTTAAAAGATGAGTCTTCAGCAAGGACGTGGTTTCTTGGCTGATTTATTTAAAAGTTTTTCTAAAACAGGAACAAGCTCAGCAGCGGCTGTATATACTGTTCCAACACCTGATTCAGGCGCTGTTCCTCCTATTTTACCAACTACCGCAATAGTAAAAAGTATTAGATTGTCTAATGCTACTGGAGGATCTATTACACCTAGTATAACCATGACAGATAATAGTAACTCAGATTTAGCTACTGTTCTTTATTCTACTGCAGTGGCCGCTGGTGGTTTTACTGAAGTATTAGATCAACCTATTGTTTTAGAACAACAAGATGCTATAAATATAACAGGCAATGGCCTTGTAATATTAGTAAGTATAATGGAGATAACTTAATGAAAAAAGTTAAAGATAGTGAGGTTGTAGGATATGAAACAGTTAATGGAGAAAAAATTCCTATTATTCATCCTGAAGTTCACATGGAAATTGTAAATACAAAAACAGGAAAAGAATATGATTCTGAATTAGATGCCGACAATGATGTTGCCGACCCTAATACAGAAACAAAGGTTGATGATATTCGAAAAGACGTGCTCGTTAAAGTAGTAAAACTACCCGAGTTTTTTGGTTCCGTCGAAGAATAAACTATTCTTTAGGACAATCAGGATCATGACACTTGCAGCCTGACAAATGATTAGCCAAACTTTGTTGCAAATGTTCCTTTTCTCTTTCTACAGCTAGTAATCTTTCGTGATATCTTCCAACTTTATCAGCCAAGTTGGCAATGGCTTTTAATACGTCATCCATAGACATTTGCATGTTAATCTCCTTCTTTAAATTTTTGGGGTAAGATTTAATCTAAACAGTTAATAATTTGATTTCAACAATTTTTTTTAAATTGTTTTCTTGACTTTTATTTTAAATTGTTTTCCAGCCTGAAGGGTGAGGTAAACAGTGTTCCGTTTTAATGCCTTCTTTCATGGTCAATAAAATATCACCACTTATGCTGATTCTAGGATCATCTTTTTTATTAGTTTCTGTGTAATGAAGAAGTCCACTGGGAAAAATTAAAAAATCCCCCGTTCGCACAGGAAAGATATAACTAGCAAAATTAAACTGATTCCAATCGACTATGTATTCTTTTGTAGGTGGTATAAACAAACCTGTTTGTGCTGCTAACTCTTTCTCAAAATGAATATTACCCATGTCTTCATTTCTAGCATAATACACCATACTGAAATGACTGGCTGTGTGTTTATGACTAGCTATGTGTTGATCTTTTGCTGTGTAAGTAGCCCAAGCTTTTGTTATGTGAGCGTCAAATTTATCTTGACTATATCCTTTTGCTTTTAAAAAATTTGTTATGTGCGTCTGTAACTTAGAAAACAAAGAGGCATACTTTGAATCTGTGTGTAAATTATCTTTAGCCTCCTCTAAGTTTGTAAAATTTGTATTACCTTTTACATCTGTAGTAGCTGCGGTGCTACCAGGACTTGCTTTTACAAAAGCTTCAATGTGAGGTGTAATCTCTTGATTAATTTTTTCGTTATCTTCTATGTGTGTTTGATAGATAGTTTCACCAAATAAACTATTTATTCTTGCTTCTTTCTGCATAATCTACTCCTAAGTATTCTATTTTTGTTATCCAACCTTTAGGAAGAGCAATAGCACCTCCTCCATGGTTATCGTCTTTGTCTAAACACCAAGAACGCATAATCACCATCTTTTCTTTGTTATTTACTACCATCCAACCTACTTCTTGGCACACGGCTAACGGAGCATTAACTATTTCTTTTATTGATAGCCATCCTGTTTCCATATCACGAGCATCTAACCACGTTACACGGACCATCGGCACTTTCTTAATGTCTAGTTTCATGACTAATTTCTATTTGCACTATACAACAAAAATGCCTATAATCACAGAATTAAAAAGGTTTTATTCAAGACTAACCTCCTTGCATTACGAAACAAGCCATAAGTTGCAAAGGATATTATGTTTAAAAAAATTTTTAGAAAACTCAGAAAAATTGCAGGTGATGCTGCGCCTATTATCGGTGCATTAACAGGTAATCCATTACTAGGAGCTGGTATTGGAGCGTTTGCAAGTGATGATCCCGTTAAAAGTGCTATACTAGGAGGCCTTGGTGGTTTCGGTGGTAAAGCTTTTGGCATGGGTAGCGGAGCAGGTACCGGATTAGGATCTCTTAATCTTGGTAATGTTTTTGGAAAAGCAGGAACCATGGCATCAAACTTTTTTAGAGGTCCACTAACAACCACAGCGCCAGGTCAGGCCAATCAGTACGGGCAATCTGGTTTAATGAGTTTACTCAGTGGCTTAAATAAAGCTGCTGGAAGTAATTTAGGTAAGGTCGCTATACCTGCTGTTCTATCTTACATTACTCAAAAAGCTTTAGAGAAAGATATAGATGAACCTGCAGATATAAATGCATACCGTTCACTAATAGATGAAAAATATGGAGACTTTACTGGAGGTAGTCCTTTTGCAAAAGATAGAATGAGAGGGACTAAATACAATCCTGAAGACGGTCAGTATTACGACATGGTTGTAGATGGTGAATATAAAAATTTTGAAGTAGATGATGAAGGTAAAATTACTAACTTAAAAAAAGGAGGCATTACCAAATTAAATATGGGCGGTAATCCTTTTATGCAAAGAGATAGAGTCAAAGGAAACTTTGGTGTTAGACGTTTAAACAAAGGTGGTGAAGGCATCTCTACTTATTTTCCAAGAAGGTTTGGACAAATAACAGGACCAGGTGGACCCAAAGATGATAAAATACCCGCTATGTTAAGTAATGGTGAATTTGTATTTACAGCAAAAGCTGTAGATAACTTAGGTGGTCCTAGAGCTATGTACAACTTAATGAACAAAGCTGATCCTGAATCATCAAAAGGTAGAGGCATAATCTAGTGTCAGAAGCTATTACACAAATACAAAGGGAAGCTCCTTACTTAGAAGATTTTAGAAGAAGATTATTACAAGGAGCATTTGATTTAACTCAAACTCCTGGAACAGTTACCGAACAACAAATAGCTGGTTTTACACCTCTTCAAAAAGGTGCAATGGATGCAATGGCAGGTATTTATGGATTAGATCCTGTTACAGGAATGCCAACAGGAGCGGGAGCTCAATATGATCCTGCTTTTGCTACTGGCATCGCTACTCTTGATAGTGCAGCGCAACAGTATGATCCTAGCACTAGCAACTACAATCAGTTCTTTAATCAATATCAAGCTGACGTAACAGCAGAGGCTTTAAAACAATTAGATGATCAAGCACAACAAGCAAGAAACAGGTTGGCTGGTGATGCCACAATGGGTAATGTGTTTGGCGGTTCTCGTTATCAAATAGCTAGAGGTGAGTTAGAAAATAATTTACAAGACATTAAATCTAGAAGAATATTTCAAGATCTAGCACAAAACTTTGAACAAGCACAACAAAAAGCTATATCAACTTCTGAAGCAGCAAAAGGAAGACAAATGTCTGCTGCTCCTATGTTTGCTAATTTTGGTGTACAACAAACAGGATTAAATCAACAAGGAATAGGACAGCTTTTAAACTTTGGCCAACAACAACAAGCACAAGAACAAGCAGGATTTAACGAACAATTTAGACAAGCTGAAGCTAGAAGAACTGATCCTTTCCAAAGAACAAGTTACTATAGTGATATATTACAGGGAGTTCCTTCTGTATCACAAACATTGACTCAAAGACCGATGCCTTACACTAATCCAACAGTTGGAGCACTTGGCATGGGCCTCGGAGCATACGGACTACTAAATCAAAGTGGCGGAACGAGTCAAACAGGTGGACCGTTTAGTCTCTTTCAGAGTTAGGAGATAATAGATGGAAGATGATGATATTTTTACACAAGGCGGAGACGCAGGAATAACTAGCGTAACAGTTCCAGCTCCACAACCAACACCAGGATTAACTTCTTTTCCTAGTGTTTTGTCTTCTGATTTTTTTCCAACGGCACCTGTATTACAAAATCCTTCCGCAGCAGAGGCTTATCTGCCTTTTTTATTAGATGAGGAGTCTTATTTAGCTAAGTATGGAACACCAACTCTAACAGATGCGCAAATAGAAAAACTATATAAAGACAGAGATTTTAAAGATGAAAGAATGCTGGCTCTTTCACAATTTGGTTTTAACTTACTGAAGCCCACCCAAGGTGGTAAAATAGGAGCATCTTTGGCTGCAGCAACAGAAGGATTGACAACTAACCTTTCAAAAATAAAAGCAGCTCAAAGAAAAGAACAGAAAGAAAACGAAATTGCAAGAATCACAACTAAAATGAAAAGAGATGCTCAAAATATTTTAGATAGAAAACAAGTTTTTGATGCTAATAGAACTTTGTTAACAACAATCGCAGGCAAAGAATACGATCAAGCCATAGCATCTGACAAGGCTAAGATGGATTTATACAGAGATCAAATGAAAGCTGCAACGACTAAGTTTCAAGATTATCAATTAGAAGGTGTTGAACCAACAAGAGTGCAAATAAGAATGAAAGGAACTGATGGTGAGCTAACAGATCCTTTTGACGCTTTTGTTGTTCAATCAATCTTGCCTGACGGATCATTGTCCGCTCCTCAATATTACAAACCAACTAATCAAATAGGTGATGATGGTTTGCCCTTAATGGAGCTAATAGCAAATCCAGAAGGTATCATTGAAGTTAAAACAACTATCACTGGAGCGCCCGCTGACTTTGACCTGAATAAGAATATTGCTAGTTTCTTAGACGTAAAAGGAGGCTTAGATGTCACAGATAGAGCTCTTTTAACTCTTGATGCTTTAACAGAATCATTTCGAGCAAAACCAAACAGAGCGGGTTTCTTAGCTGGTATACAAAAAAGATTTCAAACATATGCTCAAATATTTTCTGATTCTTATAATTATCAATTTAATAATTTTTTCAAAGACGGTAACGAAGCTCTTGGTATTAAAGAAGGAGCTAAGTTTCAAAACTTATCTAGCACAATTAGTATTTATTTAAATGATCCCTCTATTCAAGAAGATTTAAAAAATGGTGTAATAGATGAAGCAGACCTAGCAGCTTTACAACAAGCAGATGCAGCATTTGAACAATTAGGGATTCAAGGTAGAGCTCAAATGATGGCGGAATTAAATGCAACCTCTGATAAATTTGGCAACCCTTTATTTAAAAATGAAGAAGAAAAACAAGCTATATTTAATAAATTAGGTTTTTTTGATACGGATCTACCTGCTAATGAAGTTAGAGCAAATGCAATCATATACGCTATTGCTAGAGCAAGAAAAGCAACAGGAAGATTAAACTTAGATGATATTGAACGTGCTGCTAAAGATCTTAACATATTCGGTGATTCTTCCGCAGACGTGTTGACAAAAATTGATGTAATTAGAAATGAACTATTAGCTGCTCGTGCTGATAATTTAGGAACAATTCAATTAGTATTTCCCGGTTATTATGAAAAAATGTTAGAACAAGGTTATGGATCTTATAATAGAGACAGAATAACAGGTATTGTTAACGATGCACAAGTGAGCACTACACCTCTTGACACTAGTTTTATAGAAAAAGGATTTAGCATAGGCTTAGATGGAGGAGTTACAGAAAATTAATGAGTGAAGCACTAACATCAGTACAGATACAATTTGATTTAAGTCCTTTTGGTGAAGGTTTACCGACTATTCCTTTAAATGTACCTGAGATCGTTGATGGTAAAACTGCTGATCAGTTTCCAAGAAACGAAATAGAAAGAAATGCTATTGATCAAATATTAATGAAAATACAAGGAGGCACTGTTATTTCAGAAGAAATGCAGGAAAAGTTAAAACAAACAGAAGCCTTAATTACTAGAAGAGAAAATATGATTCAAGATCCTGTAGGGACGATGTTAAAAGAAAAAGCAGCTGAAGCAAGACAACCAGGAGCTCTTGGTTTAGGATCTGCTTTAGGAGAATTTACCGACATATTACCTGGAGGAGAACCTTTTGAGCCAGGAAAAATAACAGAGGGTCTTACTAATTTTGCAGCGAAAACATTAGTAGGAAGTGATCCTAAAAGTACGTTTTCAGACGTAGCTGTCATAGGAACAGACATGGCGTTTGCCGGTCAACAAATAAATGCAAGCAATGTGCCTAATGGAAACAGAACATTAACTAAAATGATTTTTGATAACATGAAAAAAAATCCTGTTGTAGGAGGCACTGCTATTGTTGGGGCAAACGTAGCAGGTAAAGGCGGCGGTAATATGGTTTATGATTTAATTAACGACGCAACAAGAGTTATCATGGGATTACCAAATCCAGAAGAAGCCTACAATAAAGATGAACAACTAAGAAATCTTATGGATATGCGAGATGAAATGTTATTTTCTGCAGGAGCTATGGGCTTACAAGCTGTTTGGCCAACTGTAAAAAGATTTATAGGAAAAACTGTTTTAGGTATAGGCGAGGCTCAGAAAAAAATAATTGCAAAAGCAAAAGATGCGAACATTCCTATGAATGTTTTTTCTGTATCTCCTAGTGGAATGGTTCAAGCCGCAGGTAAGGTTATAGGTTTATTTCCGTTTGTAGCTACTAAAGCAAGACAAGCACAAAACATACAACAAGTAGCCTTAGCAGAAAATATTAATACAACTTTAAATAATCTCTCTCCAATAAGTTTATTTGCAGATTCTTCTTTAGCAGCAACTAAGGCTTTTAAAACAGCGGTAAAAGATTTTACAAGCACGAAAACACTTCTCTACAAAAGAGCTTTAGACATTGGTGATAAGATAGGTGAAAAGTTTATACCGACAGCAAGAATAAAAGAACAAGCTCAGTTATTAGAAGCTTTAATATATGGTCCACAAGGAAAAGCTGGATCAAGAGATATGTTAAAAATGGACATACCTCAACAGTATGACATTAGAACAGCTGCAGATAATTTAAGACAGTTCACTGGAGATGCTGAGGCTTTTCAAGACGCTTTAATTAATCTTCAATATTTAAAAGATGATTTTATTAGTGCTAGAGAATTTGATCAATTACAAAAATTATTAAACAACATGAAAAAAGCTGCCTCTAAAAATGCAGCAATTGGAACAGACATGGCAGGAGTTGATGGCTTTACATCCGCTATGATTGAAACACTAAATGATTTTGGTAATTTTAAAAATTTAGATGACAAAGCAAAAGCAGGTTTAGTTCAAGAGTTTGGCGCTGCTATGCAATTAGCCAACGATTTCTTTTTTCAAAACAAAGATACTTTCAAAGGAAGAACAAAACAAATTCTTGAACTTGCAGATAAAAATATTGCAAAGGCAACAGATGATTTAAATCCTGGTTTTTACACTCCTGATTCTTTAACAAGAATACTTTTAAATGACGATACCATGATGGCTCCTTATGCAATTAAGGAAATGAAAGAAGCTTTAGGTGATGATGTAGTAAAAGCAATCTCTCGTTCTTTCTTCGATGATAAAGTTAGAGGTGCTACAAAATATATTAGTGGAGATGTTAAGGTAATTAATGATGAAGTAGGTTTAGGACAAAAGATTAGCTCTATATTTAGTGGAAAAGAAATAGTCAAAGGAACAAAAACAGCTCAATATAATATACCTATTTTAGATGTCGATTCTTTAAAAAATACTTTTGGTATTAGTAATGTTAATAAGAGAGCTTCTATGATTGAAATATTTGGTGAAGATCAATATAAAAAAATCATAGATGTTTTAGATTTAGCTGAACAGATTCAACAAACTTCTTTTGGTAATGTTTCTGAGTTTGTAAAAAGACGTGGTTTCTTAGGTGGTATCAACGCTGTAACTAACTTAGCCTTTGGTGGTATTGTGGCTGCTGATCCTTTTGGAAATTTAGGTGCTATTTTAATGGCACGTTATGGAATGAGTAAACTAGCAGATCCTAAATTCTTAGATAGTGTTGCTACTATTATGAATCCAGAACTAGCTGATTTAGCAAAAAGACAAGCACTTATTAAATTAGGTCAAATGGCTTTCGATGATACTTCTGATAATAGAAATATACCCGCAGAGATAAGAGACAACTATGATCCAGGTAATCCAATGGATGTAATGAAACTATTGATATTTGGTTCAAATGAAGCAGTAAGTTATCCAGGTAGTGAACAATTAGTAATAAATACAGATGAAGGCGGGTTTGGTACAGACATAGAAATTAGTAAAGCTGCTAATCAAAATGAATTTAGTACAGATGGTCAGAGTGTTGTAGATGACATAAACACGGTGCCTGAACAAGAAGTTGCTCCACAAGCAAGTAATCAAGCTAACCCGTTCTTAAATGTTGACTTTAATCAGATAGTTCAAGATACTGGTGTCGGTATGGGTAATCAAGCAGCAGCAAATTTAACAGATGAACAAAGAATAGCCTTAGCAGGTGGAGATTTAGATGAAGCTATTGCCTTAGGCTCAGATAGAGGTCTAGTATAATGTTTGGTTTTTTTGGTGGTAACAAAAATAAAAAAGCATTTGAAGCAAAAAATCAAGCAACATTAGATGATAGAAAGACAAGTCCGTTTGAACGTCAGGCGATGGACAAACAAATACTTGATTCCATAAAACAAAAAAGAGGATTAGAAACTCTAACCACAAAAGACATAAAACGTGACTATGATAATGCAAAGAAAAGTTTAGAAAAAGCATTAGTGCGTTACGGAAGAGGAGCGCAAACAACACCAGGAGGAGCTTTTGGTGATAGCACAAGAGACTTTACTCCTAGTGATTTTGATAAAGAAGGAGATTTAATGTTTTTTACAGCCAGACCTCCTACCTTATCTCAATTAGCAGGTGATATAGGCAGAGCAATGCCCAGCTTTAGTGTTGCTGGAGGTCTCGGATCTTTGATAGAAAGCATTGGTAATAAATTTAATTTAAAAGATGGTTTAAAAAAATTATTAAATATAAAAAATGAAGAACAACAAACACCTTTAGTTGCTTTAGAAAACGCTCTAACACAAAGACAAAAAGAATTATTTGGAAGCATGAACCCAACAATAAATCCAGTGACGGCTCCTGTTTTCCCAATAGTCAAAGAAGGACTAGAAAGTATTATGCCAACAGAAGCTCAAGACGTAGTAGACTTTTCTAACTTCGTAGCACAAGATCCAACAGGAATGGCAGAAATAGAAGGAGATGTTAATGTAGGAACAACTGATCCTACCGGCATGGCCACACCTGAAGGAACAATATATGACCCAACACTTATTGGTGGACGTCCTCTATTCCCAAATACTCCACCACCAGGAACAGAAGTTTCTGAAACAGATTATGAAGGAAAGCGAGGAGTATTACCAAATTTTCCACCACCAGGTTTTGAACCATCTTTAGACATGATGCCTATAGGTGAAACTACATCTAACAGTAATCCAATGTTTATAGGTGAAACTACATCTAACAGTAATCCAGGGAGAGCTGGACCTGGAGAACTGAACATAGAACCCAATAAACCTTATTTTGATCAAGAAGGAGCATTAGTTTTTGCACCAGATCAAGTAGATCGTTTAGGTTATTATGGACCTGGTTTTGCTTATGGCGGTGATGTAAACAGAGCTGTTATGAACGGACAAAACGGAATGTCTGCAAGTGATAAGATTGATAATCGTATTATGAAAAATTTAGAGTTTCAAAATAAATATTACATGGGTGGACGAGTAATGTCTACTTATGATAAACTTAGATCAATTGCAAATTCAATAGCGGAGGGCTAATGGAAAAAGATTTTAGTTTACGTAATGTAGTATGGTTTTCTATCATACTTATTAGTGCAGGTAGTGTATATGGAATGATGTCTCAAAAGCTTCAAGCCATAGAAAATAAACAAGCCATGCTTGAAAAAACTATTTTGCAAGACATTCCTGAAATAAAAGAAAGAGTCATTAGACTCGAAGTTTTATTAGAACAAGCTATTAATCGAAAATAATTTTTCTAGCGTCTTCACCCATAACCTGACTAGCTAAATCGATTTTATTATTTAAAGCTTTAACAATTTTTTCATCTATTGTTCCCTCTGCAATTAAATCAACATATGTAACTTTATTTGTTTGACCAATACGATGTGCTCTATCTTCCGACTGCATTCGAACTTCTAAACTGTAATCATTACTATAATAAACGACAGTATGAGAAGAAGTAAGAGTGAGTCCATAGCCTCCTGTTTTTGGATTTCCGACAAAAAATCGTAAAGGGTTTTCGTTATCTTGAAAACTATCCACAATAAGCTGACGGTCACTATCTGGCGTATCACCGTAATATGACGCAACAGATTCTTTACCATATAAATCACCTATTCCTTTCTCTATTGTTTGTATGTCGTGCCTGTAAACAGCCCATATAATTACTTTACCGTTTGTCTCTTCCAAAACATTAAGAAGTTCTTGTAAACGATTGTTTTTTAAAGGCACAACTTCGCCATCATCTGATTTAAAATGACCGCAAGTAATTTGATGTAATCTAATTATCTGAGTTAAAACCGTAGCAGCGCTCATCATTTTATCATCTTGTAGAAATGTTAAAGCAGATCTTTTCATTTCCACATATGCTTTTAACTGTTCTGCTGTCATGGTCACGATTCTTTTAGTGTAAATTTTTTCAGGTAAATCTAAACATTCTGACTTTAAAATTCTTGTAGAAAAAGATTTAATTTTTTCTTGTAACTCATCTAGTCGTTGATATTTAACGATATGTTGAAACGAATGAGTGCCCACGGACCTCTGAACAACGACCGCATATCTAGCTCTAAAACTGTAATAGCTCTGTTGTTCTATAAGATATGGATCTAAAAACTGTATTTGACTAAATAAATCCAAAGGTGATTTAGTTACAGGAGATCCTGTCATAATTCTTTTATACTTTGCAACGTTTGATAATTTTAAAATATTCTTGGTTCTCTTAGCGTTATGATTTTTTATGGTAGTTGATTCATCTACACAAACAAAACCAGCAGTTCTAAGTAAAAAACTATAGGCGTATTGATAACCTTTTGGGGTTTGAAAAGCTTCAACATTCATAATTAAAATAACTAGGTCATCAGTAATAGCACTAATATGAGCAAGGTCAGTTAAGTCTTTTTTCTTTGGGGAAGAAGCCCATACAGCGCAACGATAAGTAATATGATCAGGTAAATGTGTCTCTAATTCATTACGCCAGTTTCTTTTAATACCGTTAGGTGCGATTACTAAAGCAGAATTAATTTTGCCTTTATCATACAATATAGCCATGTTATCAATGGCTACCTTAGTTTTACCAGTACCCATCTCCATAAACAAAGCCCAGTTTTCTTTGTTCCAACTTTCATTCAATGCGTTCAATTGATGTTGAAACGGTTTCGTTTTAAATCTATAATCCATAATTACTTTCTAAAAAGTAATATTAATACTTGCAAAATTAAAAATCAAGAGGTAAATATATGGGAACAGAAAGATGATACAGAAAAAATCAAAAGTTTATTTAGTGCAAGAAAATCCCTATGTGAATGTTTTAAGCGCTGAGGAGTACGGTCAAATAGAAATATTATTTGATAGTGGACAACAAATTATGTTTAGTCCTCAACCAGCTATTAGAAAACTAAGAAGAAAACTCAAAGATTTTTGTGATGAAGACTATCTATTGATGATGGGAGATCCTGCCGCAATGGGTATTGCATGTTGTATCGCAGCTGATATAAATAGAGGTAGATTCAAGATACTTAAGTGGGATAAGAAAGAACGAAGATATTATCCAGTAAGTATTAATATTAATGAGAAAGGTGAAATAGATGAGTCAGATAGACTTTGAAAATGATGCAATTACAAACATCAAACAAGATGATTTAAAAAGCATATCAAATTTATTACAAGAACAATTAAAATTAGAAGAGTTAATAGAGTCTTTAGAAGATACACTAAAGATGCAAAAAGAAAATTTAAGAAAACTTTCTGGTGAGACTATTCCAACAGCCATGGCTGAACTTGGATTAACTTCGACAGAAATGTATGACGGATCAAAAGTAAAAGTAGTTGAAGACGTCTACGTATCAATACCCAAAGACCCCGCAAAACAAAAAGAATGTTTTGAATGGTTAGAAAATAATGGTTTGGGTGACATTATAAAAAGCAATGTTGGTATGAGTTTTGGTAAGGGAGAAGGCAATAAAGCTAAACATTTAGAGGAAACCATTAAAGAAATGGGTCTTATCCCTGAAATAAAAGTTTCAGTGCATCCTTCAACACTGAAAGCTACTATTAAAAAGTGGCACGAAGAAGGAAAATCTATCCCGGACAATAAATTTAATTTGTTCATCGGACAGAAGACTAAAATAACAAGAAAAACATAAAGGAGAGAAAATGACAAACGCAGTCAAGAAAAAAGAACAAACAAATATTGTTACTTTTGACCCTAGCGTCTTTGAAAATGACGCAGGTAATGGCCTTAGTAATCTAGGTGCTGATGATTTATCTATCCCTTTTTTACGAATACTTAGTGATACTAATGATGAAGTAAAGAAGAGATCGCCTAAATTCATCGAAGGTGCTGAGGTAGGTATGATCTACAATACCTTAACTAAGGATCTGTACGACGGAGAAGTCGGTGTGCAAGTAATACCTTGTGCCTATCAACGTCAGTACATTGAGTGGATGGATAGGGGTAAAGGTACAGGTGCGCCTGTAAACATTCATCCAGTATCAAGTGATATCATGAGTAAAACAACTCGTGATGATAGTAACAAAGACAGATTACCTAACGGTAATTATGTTGAGGACACAGCTAATCACTACGTCTTAGTCGTCAACAAAGACGGAACATACGCACAAGCTTTGATAGCCATGAAAAGCACACAAAGAAAGAAATCAAAAAGATGGAATTCTTTGATGCTTGGTCTGAAGCTAAAAGGTAAGAACGGTATGTTCAATCCTCCATCTTACTCTCATGTTTATAATTTATCTACAGTAGCTGAATCTAACGATTTGGGTAATTGGTTTGGTTGGGATATCAACAGAGTTGGTCCCGTAGAATCAGGCGATTTGTACAACGCTGCGAAGAGCTTCGCAATAAGTGTTGACAAGGGTGAAGTAAAAGTTAAACATGAAGAGGACAGTATGGATGCTGAGAATACTCCTTATTAAGTAAATAACTAACTAGCGAAATGGGGGTGCTGGGTTATAGGCCCCCATTTCAAAAAACGAATGAGAAAGAGAATTGATGGACGACAAAGAAAAATTTATACAGATATTCAGCGGACTTGACCGAGCCTACGGTCAAACTCAAAGTCGTTCAAAAAATGAGTCAGGTAAATTAGAAGCAAAGTCCTGGATTGAAAAAGAAAATTTAACAAAACAAAAATGGATTGATCACTTAGAAGGTAGAGAGCCTAGTCTCGGTATCATACCGATCAAAGATGATAACACATGTACATGGGGAGCGATTGATATTGATTCCTATGATGGCTTAGATCACAAAAAAATAATAGACAAGATTAAGACAAAGAACTTACCTTTGATCGTTTGTAAATCAAAGAGTGGTGGTGCTCATATATTTTTATTTGTAAGAGAACCAGCACCTGCTAAAGAAATGCAGATGAAGCTGACTGAAATAGCAGCGTGGTTAGGGTATGGCGGTTGTGAAGTATTTCCAAAACAAATTGAACTAAACTCAAAAGGAACAGGTAATTTTTTAAACTTACCGTATAACCATCCTGAATACCCAACTCGTTATGCGTTTAATGACGAAGGTGAGTCTTTAATTGAACTAAAAGAGTTTTGTATTTTTTATGAAACTAAAGTTATTGACAGCATCCGTGAAATAAAAGTAGAGAAACCAGTTAGTCAAAACAATAAAGATGATTTCAAAGGTGCTCCACCTTGTTTACTGACTCTTGCTGAACAAGGATTTAACGAAGGATCACGGAACATGGCCCTGTTTCAAATGGGTATTTACTTACGAAATAGATTTCCTAATGAATTAGAAGACAAGTTAGACGCATATAATGCAAAGTATTTCAAACCGCCTCTACCTAGTAGAGAAGTTCAAACTATTTATAAACAAGTTCAAGATAGTAAATACTTTTACAGGTGTGAAGAACCTACATTTAAAGCAGTATGTGAAAAGATTAGATGTCAATCACAAAAGTTTGGCATAGGTAATGCAGGTAAAGACGACATTACTAGTCTAAAAAAATGGGTATCAGATAATCCTATGTATGAATTAACACACAACGGTAAAGTAATTATATTGAGTGTTGATCAACTGAGTAGCCATGCTGAGTATCGTAAAGCCTGTATTGCACAAGCGGATATCAGTCCTCGACCAGTCGCTCCTGCTGTTTGGGCGGACATGGTAGATGGTTTACTAAAGAACATGGGTGAAGGAGATTTCATACAATTACCTGGTGAGGTATCATTGAAGGGTCAGTTCTTAAATCAATTACAAATATTTATAGAAAACAATAAAGGTGCAAAAGATAGACAAGACGTTTTACTCGGACAAGTATTTGAAGTAGAAGATTATTTCTTTTTTAAACCACAAGTATTCAGAGATTTTTTAAAAGCAAAGAGATTCAATAAACTTTCCGATTCACATCAATATAAATTATTTTCAGAGTTTGGTGGTAAGACAGCAAAGTTGAAAGTAATAAATAAATCAGAACATGTGTGGAAGATACCTAATAACATTTTAGAGACTGAATACAAAGTAAGCGAAAAAGATTTTAAAGAGGAAGATCCTTACTAATGCATAGACACATAGTCATTGGACCGCCTGGAACAGGGAAGACAACCTACCTCAAGAATAAGGTCAAGTCTTTAATTGAAGAGGGTTTATGCAGTTCGAAGGAGGTAGGTTATTTTAGTTTTACAGTAAAAGCAGCAGAAGAGATTAGAGACAGGATAGCACAGAGCTTTGGTCAAGATTACGACAAAGAGGCTATGAAAGTATTATTCCCTTTCTTTTCAACTTTACACTCGCTGGCTTATAAAAGATTACAGTTAAGTCAGGAAGACATCATGGATGATTTTGACTATAGCGAATTATCTCGGATCACGGGCCACGAATATGTCAATAAAATGCGTAAAGGTAACGGTGTAGATATATCTATGCCTACAGCAAAGAGTGAGTATCAAGATATAATTAACTTAGCATATGCAAAGTATCCAGATAAAGACAACAGATTAGATTTAGTATTTAGAGAGACTAAATTAAATAATTATGGAGCTCGTAAGATGATCGAGCAAATGGAGATAGACTTACGTAAGTTTAAACAGGATAGAGGTAAGTTTGAATATGTAGATTATTTCACAGAATTCTTAAAAAGAAAAAATCCTCCTAAATTAAAATATTTATTTATAGATGAAGCACAGGATTTATCTGCACAGCAGTGGAAGGTAGTAGATATGATACAAGAACACTCCGGCGCTATAGAAACTTATGTAGCAGGAGATGATGATCAAGCTATTTTTAGATGGGCAGGGGCAGACATAGAACATTTTATTGATATGGCACACCCAGATTCTAAAAATACTATCATTCCTTTGACACAATCTTACAGAATCCCACCTGAAGTGCACCATTTGGCTACAAAACTTGCAGGATCTATATCAAAGAGGATTCCAAAAGAATATTTGCCAACAGATCATACAGGGAAAAGACAAATACACACTGTACGGTCCTTAAATCAAGGATTATCGCATGGAGAATGGCTAATTTTGTGTAGAACGCACGAAATTGTCAAACAAGTGTGTGAATCTCTCGAAACTTACGGTTGGTTGTATAAAAGATATGGTCAGTCTGTTGTAAGCTTAAATTACATAGAAGCTATCAAAGCCTGGACTGCTTTACAGAACGGTAAATCAATTTCAGGCATACAATGTGATATTGTTTACAAGCATATGGATAGCACTCGTATCAAAAGAAACTATGGTGTATTCAAAGGTCAGCCTGATGGAACATTTGATCTTGAAACTCTTATTGCAGATTTTGGTTTAAGAGATTATATTAAAGTATCTAGTGATAAAGAAGTAAGTGTAAAAGAAATAGCTTGGTATGACATGTTAAATTCAAAAGGATTACAGAAAAGAATAAATTATTTACGTGCCGTCATGCGCTCAGGAAATAAATTAGACTCTACTCCAAGAATAGAAGTGTCAACTATTCACGCATCGAAAGGTGGAGAAAGACAAAAAGTTATGTTGCTTACAGATTTATCGTATGGTCCTTATTCTTCATACACTGAAAGTCAACAAGGTAGAGATGATGAAGCAAGAGTTTTTTATGTAGGAGCAACAAGAGCAAAAGAAGAATTACATATTGTACATAGAACAGAAGGACAGTTTGAATATGAACCGATATTTCATTATGAAAGGAATATTGATGCTAACTAAAGATTTTTTAGACGAAGCCATTAGGCTTACAAGTAATGACCGTAATAAAGATTATGGTGACATATTAGAAACACATGAGAACATTGCTGCGTTGTGGTCCGCTTTCCTCCGCAAAAATATATCAGCCCATGACGTGGCAATGTGCATGGCCTTGGTAAAGGTAGCTAGGTCTATGCACAAACAAAAAGTAGACAACTATGTCGATGCTGCCGCTTATTTAGCGATCGCTGGGGAGATTAGTGAAAGAACAAAGTAACTGGTTTCCTAAGGTTCATCGCATGCCTAGTGAATGGGTAATGCCAGATCACTTTCCAGATTTATCAAGCTACGAAGAAATAGCAATTGACCTGGAGACAAGAGATCCCGGTATTAAAGATAGTGGACCAGGTTATGTTAGAGGTGAAGGCGAGGTTGTTGGTATTGCTGTTGCTGTAGACGGTTGGCAAGGTTATTACCCCATCGCCCACGAAACACCGCCCAACATGGATAAGAAGGTTGTTATCAAGTGGTTACGCAAACAATGTTCTTATGAAAATGTCAACTATATTTTTCATAATGCGTTTTATGATGTGGGTTGGTTAAAAACTTTAGATATTGACATTGCAGGTAAAATAATTGACACTTTAATAGCCGCACCATTAGTAGATGAGAACAGGTTTCGTTTTGACTTAAACTCATTAGCAAAAGAATATCTACAAGAATCAAAAGCGGAAACCCAACTCTACGAAGCGGCTAAAGCATGGGGACTAGATCCTAAGTCCGAAATGTGGAAACTCCCCGCTAGTCATGTCGGACAATACGCAGAACAAGATGCTGCCGTCACACTTCGTTTGTGGCATTATTTTAAGCCAGAGATAATTAAACAAGAACTCATTAATATATTTGAGCTAGAAACAGATTTATTCCCTGTTCTTTTTAACATGAAGATGAAGGGTGTAAGAGTAGACGTAGACAAAGCAGAAAGGGTAAAGAGTGATTTACAAAAGCAAGAGAATAAAATCTTGGCTTCAATCAAGAAGCTCTCAGGTCAGAATGTGGAAGTATGGGCTGCAGCTAGCGTGTCAAAAGCATTTGATGCACTTTCGATTCCTTATGAACGCACACCAACAGGTCAACCGAAGTTCGATAAAAACTTTCTATCAAGTCATGATAGTCCTTTGGCAAAGATGGTGGTGGAAGCCAGAGAAATTAACAAAGCAAGAACCACGTTTATAGACACGATCTTAAAACATTCTGTCAATGGACGTATTCATGCAGAGATACATCAAATGAGATCCGATCAAGGTGGTACTGTAACCGGTCGATTTAGTTATAGTAATCCTAATCTTCAACAAATTCCTGCTAGAAACGCCATACTAGGCCCTATGATCAGGTCTTTATTTATACCAGAAGAGGGATGTGACTGGGGTATCTTTGATTATTCACAACAAGAGCCTAGATTAGTTGTTCATTATGCTGCTTTGACGGGTAATACTTCAGGTGGATTGCCAGGTGCTACCGAGTTTGCTGACGCATATACCACGGACCCCGAAACAGATTTTCACACGTTAGTTAGTGACATGGCAGGGATTGATCGTAAACAAGCTAAAACAATTAATTTAGGATTATTTTATGGCATGGGTAAGGGTAAACTAATGTCTCAATTAGGATTAAACTTAGAAGATGCATCTGACCTACTTGCTACCTATCATGAAAGAGTTCCTTTTGTGAAACAGTTGATGAATAGAACAATGTCATCAGCAGGTAAAAAAGGTTTTTTAAGAACTTTATTAGGTAGGCGTTGTCGTTTTGATTTATGGGAACCTACCAATGAATGGGGATCAAAGGCTTTACCTTTAGTAGAAGCACAAAGAGAATACGGTGAGCATATGATTAAAAGAGCTTGGACATATAAAGCATTAAACAGATTAATTCAAGGATCTGCAGCAGATCAAACAAAGAAAGCCATGGTAGAACTAAACAAAGAAGGTTATCTTGCACATATACAAGTGCACGATGAATTAGACTTTAGTGTAGGTAAGTGTGGTAAAGATGCAAAAAAAATTAAAGAGATAATGGAAACTTGTGTTGAACTTTTAGTTCCTAGTAAAGTAGATGTAGAACTAGGAGACAATTGGGGTAAAGCAGGTGAGTAAATGAAAAAAAGAATACACGTCAACCAACATAAAATAAGATCAAACATGAAAAATAAAACGAAAGATCCTGTAATTACAGTTAAGACATCAAAGTCAAATAACTATGCACACGAAGTCAAAATAGAAGGCCCTTCAAAAGTTATTTATAGTCCAGATAAACCTTTGGCATGTGGAGCTAAAGTATGGATAGAAACAGATGAGAAAGTTGTTTTAGATAATGGCTTGTGTCTGGAAAAATAAATAATAGATCTGCAAGAATAACACAAGTCTTTTCAAAAAACTTTGCGTATAACCTACGCATGATGAATTTAACAGACCGTGCTAAGAATCACTTTCTAAACTTCTTTAGTAATATATTTTCTGATAAACAGGAAAATGGAGTAATACAATTCTGTAAAGCAGAGTATGGTAAAGAATGGGAACACGCATATATTTGTTGGTTAGAAGACGGACAATTCCCAAATTACATACGAAAAACCCTTTAAAATAGCCATTATTTAGGGTGTTGACAGTCCCAAATAATTATATATAGTGTCCCACATATTCGGTGATAAAATCTAATTAATTTTATCGGCTGACTGAACAACTCTTTAACAGAGGGGTAAAGTACACTTGAGATGAAGTATGGGCAAATGCCTGAGGTACTCAAGGGTGGTTGTGAGTAGACATGTATGAAATGTTCATCTGTAGTCGAAAGCTTGTGGGTAATAAACTAGTCCCACGCCTTTACCGGATATTTAAGAAAGGATAATATGACTACACTAAAACCAGACTACGAAGCCGTCTTCAAAGAAGGTTTTCGTTTAGGTCTTCGTTTAACAAGGGCTAAGGTTAATCACGAGAAGGCTCGTGAGTGTGAAAAATTAAATGACGCTTTCATGGCTGACTTTTATAAGCGTAATGCTAAAAGGTGGCGAGAACTTGCTGAAAATGCAGGGCGTAAATTTACTCCATCCGTGGCCCACGAAACAAATCAATTAAAATTAGATCTAGGAGACACAGAGCTTCTGGATGCTAATAATACATTCGAAAGGAAAAAAGCGTGAATACACAAAAATTTAAATCGGTAGCTGTTAAGATCGACACCTATCGTAAACTTAAAGTACAAGCAGAAGAAAACAACCGATCGGTCGGTGGACAGATAACGGAATTAGTAGATAAAGAATTTAAAAAATCTAAGAGAAGGAAGGTAGCTTGAGCATAGCAAAAATTAGTTGGTCTTTTGATAACGAAACAGAAACGCTTACTATTTTAAAAGTAGATGGTATGGCTTTCCCTGTTGCGCAACCTGATAAGAAAGGAAAGATCGTTCCATTAAAAAATAATTCAAAAGCTTTTCACACTCATATGATGAAATACCGACCAGGTACAACCATCACTTTAGACGAGTTCTGTAAAAACCAAGATTATTATGGTATCATGTATTCTATTGTAGATTTAAACACAGTTGAGGGTCTTCAATTGAATAATACACAGTTAACAATTAACGTCTGAAGAAAGGAGTAGTGGAGTGAGTTTGGGAAAAAACAATATTATTTGTCCTACATGTAAAGGTAATGGTTACGTACGTCTCTCGTGGGAAGGAGACGATGTAATAGAACAATGCGATACATGTCACTCGCAAGGTGAAATTTCTGAAATAAGAAAAAAGGCATTGAAAAAGTTTCAGAAGTTAAAAGAAGACAAAGAATGGGCTTTGGCCGCTTCGATGTACGAAGATTACCACGAAACGCATAACGAAGACTAATATTGCGTTTTTTCCCATTTTAGGCTATAATTTTAGTCTTAACGGATGCCCTTGTTAAGGAGTCTCTCCATACAAGGGCATTTTACAAATAGACAATGGCCTTTGATTATAAAGAAAAACTCGCACAACGTGATTTACTGGACAGTTTACTGGCTACAGAGACCACGGACCACGAGCACAAGGCATGTTTAGAACTAATGGATGCATTATACTTTAAGAAGGATCTACCTGAAAATGTCATACTGTTTCCATTTCACAAGGTGAGAAGGATAAATGTCCCAAATAAACCTACCAAACAGTCCCGTAAGAAAAATATCTAGCTGTCCCAAATGTGGCGACGTCACAGTAAAATTCTACAATCCTATATACGATACGAGATACACTAAAGAAGAGTGGGATTGGGTTATGACAGAAGGAGAAGAAGCTTTAGGCAAGATTGTTAGGCATATTGTTGAAGATCCTAAACAATTTCCATAAATCGGGTTCTCTATAGATGTTTTCTGTTAGATAAAATAAAAAATATTTTACAAAACTAGAGGTAACCTAGGTAACCAAGTAACTTTTCAAGTATATCAACAATAATAAGGTTACTTGAACAATATTTACAGGTAACCAGAAGTAACCTAGTCATAGCGATAACAGGTAATAAAAAATTTCGCTTTTAGCGTGATTTATGGTAAAAATCTACTATTGTAAAAGGTATTTATGAGTGAGAGTAATTTAATAGTACCAGAGCCTTTATCAGATACTTTGTATCATCCTAAGATAACAGGTAAGCAAAGAAAGTTCATTTTACTTTTAGTGCATTCTGAAGGTTTAAAAACAGGATCTCAATGTGCGATTGAAGCAGGTTACGCACCGGGATCTGCTGTTGTAAGAGCTTCGGAGTTACAAAACCCAGAGAGGTATCCAATAGTTGCAAAAGCAATTGAACATGAACGAAGAGCTATTGTTGAAAGATATAAATGCACACAAGAAAGATCTTTAGCTACCTTAGCAAGAATAAGAGATAAAGCTAGCGAAGCTGGTAATTGGAATGCTGCTGTTGCTGCAGAAACTAGAAGAGGTCAGATAGCTGGATTATATGTAGATAAAAAAGAAATATTAACAGGCACGATAGATTCCATGAACAGGGAAGAGGTACAAGCAAAGTTACAACAGTTAAAAGAGCAGTTTAGTATTGAGGTTGATTACCAGGAGATAAAAGATTTAAAACAAATAACAAAAAATTAGTTGACATAAGATTAAATGGGAGTAAGATTTAGAAAGTTTAAAAAGAAAGGGAGAAAGATGAAAAGGTTTTTGTTAGATTTATTATTTCCTACGTTAAAGAAAAATCGTAGTTTAATTTGGCATCATATCCACAATGTCGCATCTTGTGGTGTTGCAGGGTATAATGCAAGAGATAAAAAAACACCAATAAGGAGGCAAGATGACTACTAGAAATTTGCAAGAACAAATTGATTCAATGCGTGAGTCTTTTTCAAATAGAATAGCTTCTTTAGAAAAAAAAGTCAGAGAGCTACAAGATATTAGAAGCAATCCTGCAACAAAGAAAGAGTTGCGAGATTATATTGCTTGGTCTATGGCCAAGAGAATACAAAACAGGAATGTAAGGAGAAAGAATAATGGAGCAAAAGTATCACAAGAAACAGTCAATACCGCTTGATATAAAGATGAAAGATGTCAGTCTTGACATTGGTCCTAAGTGGTGGGAGATATTTCCCATACTCATAGTCTTTGGCGGCATCAAAGCATTTATCATAATTGTTGCAATTGTGTATCTGTTTAGGTGGTTTTTTGGGTGAAGCCAGAGAGTAAATTTTGGAAGGAGGTAAAAGAAAACCTACCTGATATATTTTGGACAAGGCATGAAAACTGGGCTATGCCTGGTGTACCTGATGTCTATGGAATTAAAGACGGAATATCATTTTGGGTAGAGTTGAAAGTAATAAAGAGTAATAAATTAAATTTAAGGCCTCATCAAATAATGTGGAATTATAAGCATAGTTTATGTGGCGGAAGATCTTTCATTATGGCCAAGGCCCTCCCTCAGAGATTACTTTATATCTTTGATGGATCCTTGGTCCGCTGCATTGCGGGAGAAGGAACCCGAACCGAGCCCAAATGGACGTTTAATTTGGCGGAGAGTCCCTGGAAGCAGGTGCAAAGAGTTCTTCTGCATTCTGCATTGCCCAAACCCCCAGCCGTCACGTAGTTGGGATAATAGGCATCTTCAGCGTCCCAGGCTGCAGGTGGATCTGGGCATTCTCCATTGTAGAAGATTTGCCCTTTTTCACAACATAGTACCATCTGAGCTGTCAGGAGACCGGATGCTGCTGGTTTCCATTGCATTGCCGTGCGCCACGCCCCGTGTGTCCTTAAGGACTATAGGAGTTTGGACTCAGGCAGCGTGATGCGTGATTCTCCATTGCATTGCGAAGCAACCCGCCCCCGTGCCCCTATGGTAGTCAGAGAGCTCCCAGACCCGGCGTCACCTGCTGGTAAAAAAAAAATTTACTTTAGGGGTTGACAATCCCAGTTTATCCCATTATATATATAAAAGGTTCAGGTAGTTGCCGTAATGACTCGAGACCCTGAATCGGTCGATTGGTTCGGAGCTCCATATCGTTAAACAGGAACTCTAGGTTTTTGTGCGTTTCCCCTCACTTGAAACGCAAAGGGGATGGAAGTTGCCTTCAGAGAAATGCATCTGAACTTAAACAACCGTAATGCTATTACACGGCATACCTCCCCAAACAAAGGAGGCGAATATGAGTTATACAGTATTAATTAACGATATAACTTTTTATAAAAGTGACGAGGAGGGCAATCCATTACTTGATGATATTACTGGTGAAGTAAAAATATTTAGAATAAAGCCAGGGTATCGGATCAAGGCTCTTGAATATTTAATGGAAGATTTTGACGAAGATATAGTTGAGGAGGCTAAAGAATGAAAAAATTTAGAGCAATAGACGAGTCACACCAGCGTGTGTATTACGAAGCAATATTTGAGGCAAAGGACGAAGATGACGCCGAACGCATGATTGCTAGTGGCGAAGTCACCTGGAACGAAACCAATTCCAAGCTAGACGATAACAATGTCACCATCGAGGAGGTCAAAGATGAATAAAGATTCCATTGAAGACTGGGTGAGGAAAAATAT